AAAAAGACGAGGCATGGGAATCTTACAAAGCAATACAAGCCTCAGCATGGAAATTCTACAAAGCAAAGTACGACGAGATAGATCAACAAAAAGACGACGACATTAGAATCATTGACGGTAAGAGATATAAATTGATTGAGGTGTAATTCGGAATCTTTTAGCCATCCTAAGTTTCGGGCAGTCTCTTAGGGTGGTTATAAAGGTTATGAAAAGATAGAAGTTGCAAAGATAGCTCGGAATAATGTATATTATTTTTAGTGAGCAATTTAGCCAAGGTAAATTTCATACCCGCTCCAGGGTACATTCTTATAGATCCCCTCGAAAAAGACAAGAAAAGTGATTTCATAGCCGTTCAAGATACTACCGACAAACCTTATAAAGGTACTGTTTTAGCGGTTAGTACTGAGAAGTGGGAAGATGGTATCCGGATTCAACCACCAGTTAAAGTAGGAGACTTTGTTCTTTATAGTATCGCTGGAATTGAACGCTTCAAGATGGAATGGCAAGGAAATCCCCGCTATGAATTTGTAGTAGCCCCGTTCGGGCGCATTTTAGGAGTTATTAAATGAGCGCATATACTACACATAAATACGGTAAAGAAGCCCGTGATGCCTTGATGAAGGGCGCATACAAAGTTTATAAACCCGTTTCAACCACACAAGGTCCAAGGGGGAGAAATATTGCAATCAATAAAGGTTTCGATCACGAAATTTTACACGATGGAATAAAAGTAGCCCGTTTTGTAAATCCTAAAGACCCCGCAGAAGCATTAGGGGCTAATATTCTTCGTGAGGCAGCCGAACAACAATTATCTAGCGTAGGCGACGGAACGACTTTAACAATAGTCTTAGGGTATGAAATCGCAAAAGAGGCTTTAGTTCTAGTTGACTCTGGAATAAACCCAATGGCTCTTGTTAAAGGACTAGAAAGTGGGCGAGACAAAATAATCAACGAAGTAAATAGATTATCAAAACCAATTCAAACCGAAAAGGAAAAAATAGAAGTAGCCTCTGTAGCAAGCCAAGATCCGAAGTTAGGTGAATTAATAGGGCAGACTTATCACAAAATAGGAGTTGATGGAGTAATTACCGCAGATGAAAGCAAGGGCTACGAAACAACCCTAGAGCATCAAGAGGGTATTACGATAGATCACGGGTATATGTCTTGGCAATTTATAACCGATCCAAAATCCTTAACCGCTACAGTCAAAGATGCTTATATCCTATTCCTTGATAACGAACTAGAAGATATTTACCAATTCACACCCTTTGTTGAGAATGTTCTAAAACCTAACAATATCAGGAATTTAGTTGTTATCGCTGATGAAGTAAAAGGCATGGCTCTAGCATCCTTAATCGAAACAAAGCGTAGAGGGATGATGAATATACTCTGCGTGAAAGCCCCATCATTCGGTAAATTCAAACGGGAAATGCTTGAAGATATAGCTACAATGTGCGGGGGCAAGGTGGTAGATACTGAGTCTGGTGTACTTCTAAAAGATATTACCTTAGATTATTTAGGATATGCCGAGACAGTTAAATCTTCCCGTGATACTACAACGATCTTAAATAACAAAGGAAATGTTAAAAAAATCAAGGATCGTATTACAGCGATTAGACATCTACTCAAAGAACCAGATAGCGATTTAGACCAAGAGAAACTAAAGGAGCGTCTATCGAGAATGACAGGTGGAGTTTATGTAATCAAAACAGGTGGTGCTACCGAGATTGAAATGAATGAACGAAAAGAGAGAGTAGATGATGCAATCCGAGCGACTAAAGCAGCCATTGAAGGAGGGATTGTGCCAGGCGGTGAGATTATTCTTCTGCACGCACGTGAAAAGCTGGTAAATGAAAACGAAAATGAGGAGTTCGCATTTAGAATACTCTATAAGGCGATGACAAAACCATTTGATAAATTACTAGAGAATGCGGGCATGAATCCAGGCTACTACCTCGCAAAGCTAGAAGATAAACCCTTTGGATGGGGAGTGAATATAATTACAAATAAAGTAGAGAATTTAATAGAGTCTGGAATAATTGATCCTACACTAGTAGTCACCGAAGCCCTAAGATCAGCAGTTAGTGTAGCTATACTGCTAATTACAAGTGATGGAACGAGCGTGATAGTAAATGATGACAAAGTGTCCAGCGTGCAACAGTAACGAGGCGATCATTAATAATGAGTACGGGGTTTTGCCTTGCGAGTCTTGCAATAGTGAAGCGAATAAAATACCGAAGCCATCAGCTAAAACTACTTATGACTTTGCTTCACCAGTAACAAAACAGCAACGCAAAGAATACGCAAAATCAATGTTACAGCCATATACAGGGGACGGAACATTATCAAGAGAATACGTGGAAGCGTGGGGGACAGATAAATTGGCAGGAGTGACCAAGAAGGATATCAAGAAGGCTAAGTATGTTTATGGGAATTTACCAAGACATCATAAAATACAAAATTCAAAAATATGATATTCCAAAAAGCCATAGGTGCAAATAGAAAAGAGCGAAGACGAGTACAGAAGAGATGAACGATAAAATTATAGATTTAATTAAGCTAGTTTTAGCCTCGGATTTACCGATATCGACAAAAAACGAGGTAACTAGGCGATATCTTCTCCCACCATTAGGAAGAACAGCAGCCATAGTTGAGAATATAGATTTTGAGGTAGGTGCAGTTGAACGACCAAGTAGAGAAGAAATAGATATTGAAAACAATCCTAAACTAAAAGCCGAGTATAAAGATACCGAGAGATTAATGACGGGCAAGGAGCAAGAAGATGAAGAATGAGGAAATGGATATAGATCGACTAAGAGCCTTTATTAAGGCTAATACATGGATTTTTGCTAAGACCTACGCAAAGACAGCACCGCATGAATATACTGTGAAAAATCCAAAAGATACAAAAGAGTTTAATTTCTTTGTCAAAAAGATTAGGGAGTATATATCAGTAACCTGTCCTCACTGTGCGGAAGACTTTTCTTTGAAGCGGGATGATGTACTTACGAGGGTAGAGTAACAATAAAATAACAATGCCATTTAAGAGAGGAAAATCAGGAAATCCGAGGGGCGCACCCAAAAGGAAATGGACTTGGGGTGGTGTTTTAGAAAAGGCGGTTGAAGAAAAGGCAAAAGAGGGAACACAGATTAAAGAGATTATTGCAAGGGCATTAATTAAAGAAACTCTTAAAGGTAATGTTCACGCTATGAACGCTCTAATGGATAGAATGGATGGTAGACCCATGCAACCAACTGACGTAACGAGTGATGGCGATAAGCTTGAAGGTGTAATACTTTACAGACCAGCAAGAAAAGATGAATTGGCGACCACAACCAAAACAAGACATAGCCCTTCAACAGACAGCGTTTGAAGTTCTTTACGGCGGCGCAAGGGGTGGCGGCAAGACTGATGCTGGATTAGTTTGGCTTACCATATACAAAGATAACCCCCGATTCAGAGCATTAGTAATTAGAAAGAACGCAGACGATTTGAATGATTGGGTGGATCGTGCTGCTAGAATGTATCACGTATCAGGTGCAACTATTGCTTATAGACCAGCAGAAATACGCTTCCCGTCTGGTGCGATTGTTAGAACAGGGCATTTAAAAGACGCTCAGGCATATACGAAATACATGGGGCAAGAATACCCATTTATATTGATTGAGGAGCTTACCCAAATACCTGATGAAAAAAGATATCTACAGTTAATAGCTTCATGTAGATCAACCGTTCCTGGCATAAAGTCACAGGTATTCGCAACCACCAATCCTGGGGGGCTTGGGCATTTATGGGTTAAGGCTAGATTCGTAGACCCTGCACCACCCATGACGGAATTTGAAGTCCTTGGTAGGACTAGAGTTTATATCCCCGCTACGGTTGATGATAACCCAACACTTCAAGAGGCTGATCCCGATTACGTAAAAACCCTAGATGCTTTGAAAGAAACAGATGTTGAGTTATGGAAAGCATGGCGCATGGGAGATTGGAATACGTTTGCGGGGCAGTACTTCAAAACATTCGACAGACGACTTCATGTAATAGAGCGCTATATACCAGAAAAGGGAGGTTTCTTTATTGGGAGTTTGGATTGGGGGCGTGTTGATAACTTCGCATTTTACGTTCACCACGTTAGACCCGTTTATTTTAATGGACAAATGTTTTATCGAATTACTACCTTTATAGAAGTATATGGAGTGGAGAAGGAGCCTAGAGAGTGGGCAGAGACAATAAAGAATAGACTAGAGGGTTATGAACTTAAGCTAACCAGTTTGAGTAATATCATGGCGGACAATCAAATCTTTCAGATATCAGCTACAGACGTAGGTAAAACCATCGCTGATTTGTTTTATCAGTACGATCCAGAATATCAAGGAATACTAAAGGCTGCGAGTAAAAATCGTGTTTCGGGTTGGGAGATAATGCAGAACTGGTTATCTATGGCACCAGATGGGAAACCCTATTGGCAAATAACAGAGGCTTGTATTAATTTAGTCCGAACTCTACCTGCTGCTGTTCATGATGAAAACAAAGTTGAGGATATCAATGAGTCAGGAGAGGATGACGCTCTAGACTCGGTTCGTTATGGATTTATGGAGTTAAAGTGGATTGGTGCAAAGTCGGAAACAGTAGAGCGAACCGACACGGAAGAAGAACCAACAAGCATAACCGAGGAGCGGGATTTATTTGATGACGATGAAGGTGATATCATAAAGACACTATGATTAATTCTATAGTTGGAGTTAATGTTCTTACTGTTCTTATCTCAAAGGCAGATGAGATTAATAAACTTAAAGCCTTCTTCTGCCCGTACTCACGCAACATGACCCAAAAGTATCTAGGACAGGTTACTGCAATTTATCCAGGCTATGATGCCGAAGAAACCCCACAGTTCATAGTCAGACCCCAACGGGAGTATAGGAATATAAATTACTCTTTTAGAGAGGCATCAAATATAGCAGAAACTATCTCATTCTGGATTCAAGACCAATACTTTAACCAAGAGCCTGTGAAAACCTACTATTGTATTAATTGCCAAAATCCACAGTTATACTTCACCGATAACAAAGCGGTTTATTATAAAAACAAAGCCGAGTTAAAAAGTGGGGATAATTATATTTGCGATAATTGCAAAGAGAGTCTAACCTTTATGGGCATAGTTGCTATTCGGGACGTAAATAATATATAGAAGACTGCTATAATCAAATCAATGGATCCAATAATCGACCAAACAAATCGTTTTGATACCCAAACTGGTGTAATTCCTACACTCGCACCGCTAGATGTGGCACTTGATGACAAAAGACTACTTAGTTATATAAAGGGGCTTGAAAAGGCAGCCAAAGCGCATTGGGATTCACCCGAAATCAATCTTAAGGAACGCAGGAAACAAAACCTTAAATATCTATTCGGTAAACAGTTAATAGGTAAGAATCTAAAAGCCTATGAATCTGAGTTCCTTGATAACGTAATTGCTGAATCAGAATCAATGTTAAAGGCTCTTGCGGTATCAAAAATGCCTGATATTTTGGTTGAATCGGGTGGGGTTGGGAATGATGAGAATAGACGAATGACCGCAGAACTCCTAACCAAAGCTCTTCAAAAGGAAGTAGATAGCGACAAAAACAAACAAGATTTAGGGATGATGTTTAAGCATATGCCCGCTTATTTGATAGCTGCTAAAAAGTACCGCTGGGATCCAACACATGACAAATTCGGTGATTACCTTGAGGAGATTATAAACCCCGATAATATACTCTTAGACCACACCGCTATAACTTCCAACCCCGATGAGATGTTATTTATTATCCACTACGTTGAAAAGACAGCTAAAGAGTGGGTGATGTTATTCCCTGACAAAGAGGCGGAGATTAAGGCTCACGTTGCTCTAGCGAACCCACAAATGGACTCTACTGATAAAAAAGATGATGTTCTATTAGCGCAAAAAGTTCGGGTCGGTGAATGTTGGTATGACTGGTTTGATAAAGCCAAGGACTTTGACCCTAAAGAAAACGCTAAGTTTGATTTTGAAAGTGGAATAGCTTGGAAGTTATCAAACGAAGTTCTTTTAGGTAAATCCAAGAATGTTAATTGGGATTATGAAGGACACGATGTTCCAATGCTAAATAATCAACCAGTATCACCCGAAGCTATGGAACAGATGCTTTTATCGGGACAAGAAACCCAAGGCTTTGAGATCAAAAAGGTATTTAATAACTATTTCAAATTCCCTCGAAAGCCATTCATCTTTATGACCTTTGAGCAATTCCTAAGAAGCGCAATAGATGAAACTTCCCGTATCGAACAGCAAATCCCATTACAGAAGTCGATGGACGATGTCGAAAGGCAAACAGATCACATGGTTAAAAATCATAAAGGTAAACACATCTGGGGATCAGACTCTGGCGTTACTAAAAAGAATCTAAAGTTAATGGATTTGGATAATCCAAATGTAGATGCAGTCATTAAAGGAGATCCAGGCAAAGTACACGCATTTATCCAACCCGTAATGCCACCTACAGAAATGTTTGCTCACATTAGAGATAGACGGGAAAGGATGTTCTCAAAGGTTGGTGTTCACGGAGCGACCAGAGGCGAGGTGACGACACAGGTTGCTACAACAAACCAAATATCACGGGAGGCAGACTTCACAAAGAGTGATGATCTTGTAAATGACACCATTCTTCACGTTGCCACCGAGTCTCTAAAGGCAAGACTTCATATTATGAAACTCAGATACACCGAGGAACATTGGAAGCGTGTAGCGGGAATCGAAGAAGGTAAATATCTTCATCTTAGGCTTAATAATGATTCGATTGATGATGGAATGGAAGTTACAGTCAAAGCCTCAACTACGGATAAACTGCGTGCAGAGCGAAATGCGCAGAATATGGCCTCACTAAATATGATTGAACCCTACTATTATTATAAAGACTTGGGAATCCCTGATGCCGAGGGTAGAGCCGAAGCAGTATTCCTATTTAATAGCAATCCTGAACTCTGGTATCAAAAGATAGTTAAAGGTAAGGATATTAGCGCAATAGCGGATCAGTTAATCGCCCAAACCGCACCACCAGCTGAACCTATTGCGGGACAACCACCTATAGTCCCACCAGCACAGGCAGCAGTACAACCATCGCCGCAAGACACTTCGAATGTCGCTACTCAACCACAAGGAGGACAAGGGAATTTCATTCAACGAATGGTAGGTAATGTAAGAGGAAGGCAGGGAGCATAGTGTGCCAATATCTGATTTATTCTCGATGGCGCAAAAAGGTCTTGAACCTTACGCACAAAAACTAGAGAAATTCGTATTAGATAAGGAGGATCAGGTAAGACAACTTGCCGACCAAGCCTCGAGGTTAAAATCTCAATTCGATATCACAAGGACAAATCTTTCAAGTAGAATACAAAGCAATCGGGAGTTAATAGAACAACCCTCACCTGGACTATCTGGTTTTGAAAACGAACTTACCCAAACAGGACTTGAATATGTTAAATCACCACTTCGAGCAGCCGAGTATGTCTTAACACCTGGCAAAGCTAAACAAGAAGCAGCCAAAGGTACGCTTGAGAAATTAGGAGTCGCTGGGGATATAGCTGGAATAATACCGTTTGCAGGGATAATCAAAGGTGGGGGTTTACTGGCTAAGACTGGTGGCAAAGTGGCTATTGGAACTGCTAAGACTATTGTTCCTAAGTACAAAAGTGCGATAGATGCTTTGAATGACCTCGCATATATCGCAAAGCTAAAAGCAGCTAGGGGGGATAGAGTAACAATTATTGAACCTAATCTATCAACAACCAAAATGCCTATAAATAAACTCATAGATACTGAGGGCGCTCCAATAACAGAAATACAAGCAAAAATACCAGACTTTGAAACCTCTGTTACAAAAGGGCCGATTGAAGTAGCAAAAACTGAATCAGGGTATATGGTTTTAGATGGACAACACAGAGCAGGTGAAGCAATAAAAGCAGGTAAGAGTGCAATAGAAGTTAATATTTTGTCTAAAGAGGAAGCCTTAAAAAAGTATGGCGATCAGTGGGTTGGTTTAGAAGATACACTTACTCCCACCCAAGCTACAGGAGGAGTAAAGCCTTCATCAGCTCAAGGAGCATATATGTATCACACAACGAGCAATCAAGCTCTTGATAAAATTGCAAAAGAAGGGTTAAAACCAACCCGTGGTCAATATGGAAAAGGTGTCTACCT